ACCGTGGCACTATTCATACCCTTCTGAATGTGAAACGGTCGGTTCGGGAAGTCCTCGCGCAATGCATTGGCAATCGCGAACGTCCGGTCGGTCGTCTTGGGATCCACGAAGATGCGAACCTCGTCGATCCAATCCACGAAGGATTCGACACAGCGGCGCAGCGATTTCTCGCCGTCTCGCACGATCAGACAGGCGCTGATGGTCTGGCGCGGCGCGTAGTACCGCAGCTTGCGCTCGAAGTTGATCGTCCCGAAGGGCTTGTCGAGGTTCGGCCGCACGGCCCAAATCCATGAGCCCAGTGGCTCGCCCGCGCGATCCAAGGACGCCGGCGCATAAGTCAGCGTGTACGGATGGCCCGCGAGGATTTCCTCTATATCGGCGCGTTCGTAGTGACGCAAATGTTCACGACCGGTCCTGAAGGCTTCCGTCCCCGAATGCTCCCACCGACCAACCGGCGTCGTGATCAGCAGCAGCCCGTCTTCGTTCAATAGGCCCTTGAGGCGCTCCAGCAGTGTGCCGGCATCACGAACGTGCTCCAGCACTTCGCCCGCCAGAATGACATCGAAGCGCTCCTGGCAGTCTACGAGATCCTTTTCCGAGCGCTGGTAGAACTGGGCGTTTTCCACCTTGTCACGCTTCGCCCACTTGCGCGCCGCGAACACGGCGCGGGAACTGCAATCGAACCCCTTGAAGTGGCCGCGCGGAAAAAGTTTCGCGAGCGGCATGAGGTAATGGCCGTGTGCACAGCCATAATCCAGCATCTTGGGCTCAATGTTCTGCTGCGCCTGACAGAACTGAATCAGTTGATCGCGCACGCCTTGGAAGCGCGTCGTCCGCGAGACATCCTCGCCGATCACATGCTCTTCGTGGTCGTCGTAGTAGATGCCCTGATGCTTCTCATAGTGCGCCGCATAGGCAGTGTCGGATTCGGTGAAGGCGTATAGGCGGTCGAGTTCGTGATGCGCGGCCTGCGCAATGGCATCCGCATTCATGCTCGGCATCTGCGCGACATAGCGCGCGAAGTCGATATCGGAATGCTCAATGGCATGACGAAGTACTGCGCCGATGCGGCCGTGATGGCGCGCGAAGCATTCGTCGATGACTTCGAGCAGGCGATCGCAGGCAGCCGACCACGTGCGTGACTTGGCGGCTTCGAGCTGCGCCGACCGCAGTCCTTTCAGTTCCGTGATCGCGGGAGCCGCGAAAATGTTGTGCAGATTCGAGACAAACGCATCCTCGTCAGCTAGGCCATCCGCAAGCGGTAGGAGAACGGTGCCAGTATCTCGGCACGTCTCGGGAAGTGCACCAACCTCGGAACTGAGCATCGGTAAGCCGGCGTGCATGGCCTCCATAGCCGTGATGCACGAGACTTCCTCGAACTCAGTCGGATAGACGAGCAAGTCCGCATGCTGCTGGAACTTCGCAAGCTGAGGCTTTGTCAAGGCCCCGACCATCGTGACGTTCGGAAGCTGCGCGGCTTCTTGGCGAAGACGCTCATACAGCGGCGCCATTTCGGCGGTGGTATTGTCGTAGCCGCAGACCATAAGATGGATCGGCAGGTCCCGGCAGCGGTCCATGATGCCGCAGGGTCGCACCAAATGCATCAGGCCCCGCTCGGGCCGCGACTGGTAGAGCAGCGTGAATTTTCCATCGCGCTTCCCAACGGGCTCGTCCGTGGCGTACAGCGCGGGATCCACGCCGTTCGGGACAACGCGCAGGACGTCCTTCGTGAGAAGCCACGTCTCTTCGACCTGTTTCGCGTGCCACTCCGACACGCAGGTGATCGCATCGATCTGCCACGTCCCGGCCAGCACCTTCGGCTGGTAGCGCTTGAGCGCGAGGTCGTGAAGCTGCCAGATGCAAACCTTTGAGGCGAATCGCTTGTGGAAGGCAATCGGATGGCGCTGGATGATGAGTACATCGTGCGGCGTGTTGCGCGCGTACCATTCGAACTGCTCTCCCAACGGATATTCGGCGCTCATGCGACCGATCCAGATGTAGGAAACGCCGTCCGTTGAATTCTCGGGCTGCTCTTGGGTCGTCCAGCAGCTCACCCGGTGGCCGCGGGCTGCGAGTTCGCGCGCAAGGTAGTAGGCTGCGGATTCAGAGCCGCCGAGCGATGATTTATTGACGGTCTCGCCGTCAAAGGGCATGCCTGCCGCGTGGATGATGATATCTATGGCTTGCTGAAGCCTCCCCGATTGTCAGTTCGATAGTTCACTTGAGCCTCTAGTGGATTCCCACGTCCAGGTGGCAGGCCGCACACAGCGCGTGGGGTGCTGTGGTGAGCCGTGACAGGTCATCGTTCACCGTGCCGATGCAGGTATCGCCCGTGGAATCGAAGCTGCAGCGCGCTACGCGGCCATCCGACAGCGCAATCACCCAGCCGCCCTTAACCCATGGGCATGGCCCGCGTTGAGCCGAGACGTGCCATTTGATCTGGCCCGCCCAGTCGGTGGCGGAAATCGACGGATCGGCCGAGACTCCAGCGAGGATGCCGGCCCGGCGCAGCGCCTCGACTGCCGGACCCGCCTTCTCGGGCCGATGCAGCGAGACGAAGACTCGCGGAGCAGCGGGTGCAATCTCGGCGGCGAGTTCCGGCGTCATCAAAAGGCCGTTGGTCGCGAGTACGAGTTCGCACTCTCCACCGACCGCCTCTCGAGCCAGGAACACATTGCGAACGAAATCGGGGTGCATGGTCGACTCCCCAATCCCCGCAAGATTCAGCGAACGCTGACCCCCGTACTGCACGAAGTAACGCGCCCAGTGCAGCGCTTGGGCATAGGTCGCCGCGTCCATGTCCTGCTTCGTGCGCTTCATCGTGGGGTGGCAGCAATAGCGGCAGCGGAGGTTGCACCGCGAGGTCATTTCGATCTGGTGAAGCGACCGCAAGCGAAAAGAGACGGCCGGGGTTGTCCCGGCCGTCAAAGTCACCTCACCGAGAGGGGGTCTCAAGTGAGGCCGTTCGCCTGCGCGGAGCCGACTCCGAGCAACAGCGATGCGTAATCGAACCCGGTGATGCGCTCGTCCTGGTAGTACGAGACTTCCACGCCTTCGACCTTCTTGCGAGTGTCGTAGGGATGGCGCAGCACTGCCAGCGGCGTTCCCAGTTCGGGGGCCGTCCACCGGAAGCTGTACATGAAACTCGGCTCTTCGCGCGAGGGCGCGAGGGGCGCATAGTAGATCAGTACCGCATCGTGGATCGGATTCAAGGACAGCGCAGCCGCCTGCGCCTCGTTCGTGGTGTTGTAGAACGCGCCCGCGACCAGCAGTCGGTCGATCTCGAACGCATTCCGCGCCGCATCCTGCGTCACCGCGCCGCCGCCGTTGTTCAAGCCCAGCATGAAGTTGCGGGCGTTGGAGTTGCGACGGAAGTAGTTCCAGGCGCGCCAGCCGAACAGGAGACTGTTCGGTTTCTGGCCGGTGAGCGACTGATTCTGTTCCATGGCCTTCCAGATCATGGAAATCGGATCGCCGGGGCTCGTGCCCGCCACCCAGGAGCTGCCGCAGAGGAAGCCCGTCGCCACGTTCGTCGCCGAGCCGACCATCGACAGTACGCGCTTGTCCCAGTCCAGGAACAGCTTGTTCTGCAGATAGCGCTCCGTGCCGCCTTCGAGTTCCGCTTGCAGCGGGGCGTCCATGTTCGCGTAGTCCTCGATTGGCACATCGTAGGCCAGCGCGTAGTTCTTACACGCGTAGGCAGCCGATGAGACGGACCGGGTGATGCGTTTGGCTTCCGCGCCCCGTGAACGAGTGGTGTCCTCGATTGCAAACGCCTCGCCACGGCTGAACACCGGGTAGAGGTTCGTTTCCTTCGCCACCGACACGACGGGCGCGATCATATCCGCGATCATTCCCGTGGGACGGTAATTGAGTGCGACTTCCGTCAACAATGCGTCGACGTGAAGATCGCGGCCTGTGCTGAAACCCATGCTGTTCTAGTGCCTCCTCAGGTGCCGGGCCAGGCCGGAACGGTGGTGAAATCGACGAACGCCGGAATGAGATCCCCGCTCGCCGCCGCCGCCAGTGCACGCCCGCAGTGCGAGCCGCCCGACGAAGCTGCGATGAAGAATCCCGACGTAGTGATCGTGAGCGGGTAACCCAGCGTGGTCACCGTGGCCCCTGCAATCACCTTCACGAAGCCCTCATAGATAGCGCTCGCGAACTCGCCGCTACGCGTGCTCGTGATGAGCACGCCCGCCGCACGGCTGGTGGACGCGGCAATCGCCCCACCCAACGTGATGGCCTTGTAACGCGCGCCGGCAATCGACAGGTCGTCGGTCGCCGTCACGGTTAGCTGCTTGTGTGTGCCTTCGACTGACATGCGTTACACGCCTCCCGCTTCGATGGTCTCGGGCAGGTGCTTGTAGCTCTTGCCCAGCTCCGGATCGGCCGCCATGACCCGCTGCGCGGCGATGGAGAGCTTCTGCCAGTGCGGCAGTCGCGAGAACTCCGGATCGTTCGCATTGTCGCGGACGTACTTCTTGGCGAAGTGCACGACGCGATCATCGGCCCGCGTCTCTGAGGAGACCTCGGTCTCGCCCGACAGGCCCACGACCTTGCGCGGTGCGTCCGGGTTCGGGTTGTCCTTGATGAACGCTTCCACGTCCGTGATGGTCACGTCCATGATCGCATCCGTTTCCAGTCGGTACGCGCGCTTGAAACGCTCACGCACGGCCGGAACGATGCTCTTCGCCTTGATCGCGGCCTCGAAGAGTTCTACGACCTGTTTGCGGTGCGCGGCGATCTTCTCGTTGCGCGTCGCGGTCTCCAGTTCATTCAGCTTGCGCTCGAAACTTTCGCGCTCAGCTGCCTTTACCTCCAACGCCTTCTTCTCGGTCTCGAGCTTGTCGAGACGAGACATCAGCGTGGCAATGTCATTGCCCTTTGGATCATCTGCCATGTTGGGCTTGTCGCCTCCAGTGTGTTGATCCCGCGTGAACGCCACGCGCGTACGGCTCTGGAGACCAGAACCTTTCGCCATCGTGAGCTGCTGTAGGTCCTTGAGGTTGCCGACCGCGGGGGGATCAGCGCCCAGGAGAGCCACCGCGTCCAGCACCCACGGGATCACCCGTGTATCGGCTTGAACGTCACCCAGCAGCTCGACGGAAACAAACTTATACAAGCCGCTCTTGATGGCCTCATAGACCTGAGTCGGCATGTTCGTGAAATCGGCGAGAAGCTTCTTGCCCTCGCGGTAGACACGGCTCACCCAACCGAGCGCGGGCTGACCGTCCGTCAGCGGCTGCGCGTCGTTGTGGCCGAACTTCAGCGGGATTTTCCCGGCCAGATTCAGGAGGTCGAACGACTTGACGATTGCGTCAAGGTCCGCAGAACTAAAGGGGATGCCGTTCCAAGTCCCCTCGGAGAATACCTCGGCACCGCGAAGGTCTATGGCGTGCTAGCGCCTCCGGGCTGTGCGATTGCCTCTGGAGCGTCAGGCTTCTCGATCTCTTCAATCCAATCACGCTCGCGACACTGCGAAACGAATTGCTGCGCGATGTCGCACGCAAAGGATGCGATCGCTACTGGTGAAGGCAGTTTCTCCTCACCACTTACACCCGAAAAGATACTTTGCGCGGGAATGAGAGCGAGCAGAACCCTTTCTGCCATGTAGCTCTGATAGTTCGTTCGCGTCTGGATATTCTTCACGATTTGGTACCCGCGACTGTGCGCGCAACTTCCTCGCCTGCGGCCTTGAGGGGCTCCGCCTTCGGAATGACCTCGCCCACGCGCTCAAGCTCGTTCAACCAGTGCTTGCAGCGAGCCGGCGGCAACTTCGCGGCGTTCTCCAGCACGCGAGCGACCTGTATACGATAGGTCTCAGGCGGCGCGCCGCGCCCACACGCACCTTCTACCATTTCGAATTCTTGGAGTGCTCGCTTGTCGGCAGTCTGTTGCTCGGGTGTCATCCAACTATCTCCTTCAGGCGCAATTCATCGGATATGACGCGCTGATGGACGCGCGGCGTCATCCAGTTCAGGCACAGCGTCATTTCGGTCGGATCGCTTCGGCGCACGAGGAGCAGCAAGCCGGTCTCGTGCTCAATTCGCGCAAGATGCCAGTCCCAGCCGCGCGCAACAATGTCGTCTTCAATCGCCTGTTCCTGCGATCCGGGCAGGAATTCCGGCTGCACCGTTACCTGCGGATCGAACTGCGGCGGCGGCGCGAACGGCGCAAGGCCGGTCAATGCGCGGAGCGTTTCAACGAAGTCGCTCACGGCGCTACCTCCAGCGCGATTCTCACGAAGATGCGCGGGTAAGGCGTGAACGGCCCCACTTTGGCGGCAACGAGTTCGGTTTCAAAAACGAACTTCCGGTTTTTGACAGACGGCCGGGATACGCTGGGGAGGGGGCTATTCACTGCACTGTCCCCGACCCAAATCCGGCCTGCGGCTGCACGCTCGGCGGCGGCGATTCCTGACCGTCCCAGCCATCCGCCGTCGTGATCGGAATCAGAATACTGCGGCAGTTGAAGTGATTCGGCGGCCGGTAGTTGTCCCACTCGGGCGAATCCTCGGCGTAGATCGAACCATTCAGCGCCGTGCAAATCTCCGTCGTGCGGTCGTCCATGACGGCGGAGTATTCGAGCGCCTGCACGAAGCCGTTCAAGCTCGGGTCCGTGAACTCGGCATACCGCGCCTCGTTCATGGCTTCGAACAGGTTCGTGCGCGCCAGCGTGTCGAGATAGCTCGCAGTCTGTGCCGGATCCGCGCCCCAGAGGTCATTCAGCGCCGCGGTCACGGCGGCATCGTCCTCGGTCTCGCGCACGGACTCACGATTCGTGAACCCGCGCGCAACCAGCCGGTCCCAGATCGACTCGCGTGTCTGCGGCGGCGATCGGCCGAACTTGATGCTGTTCTGCAGTTCCTGCTGAATCAACGCGCGGACCCCATCCGACACATTCCCCGCCAGGCGGAAGCCATTGGCCTCGAAAAACCCGGCGGCGTTGTCGCGCAAATCTGTCATGGCCACCATTCTTTGGCCACGTGCACGCTCGAGTTCGGCGCGGGCGAGCTGGCCGCCCAGCCGCCAGGCGCCTTGGAGTGCCCGGCGGAAGATCTCCTTCAGCTGGCCTTTCTGCGTGCCCGAGAACTCCATCTGCTGGATGGCGGCCGGGTCATCGCTCGTGAAGCGCTTCAGGTCCGTATCCGACCCCAGCATTTTGCGGACGGCCTTCGCCACGAACGGCGCCACGGCATCCGCGAGTTCGTAGGCCAGGCGATCCTGTCGGCGCTCGATCACGGCAAAGGACACCCGTTGTACCGCCCTATCGAACTGGGCGCGCGTGGCGGTGCGCAGCTTGCCGTGCGGTCGCAGCTGTACCACGTTGGTCTTGGGCGGCTCTGCGGCCTTCCCGATGGCCTGGACGGCCTCTGCCAGGCGCTTATCACTCTCATCGAGGCGCGCCATGACGGCCCGGAATTCCTCGCGCAGTGCCGTATAGGCGGCGTCGTTCGGCCCTTGCTGCCGCCCGGTAATATCTGGTGCAACCGACCCCTTCGGCCCATCTGCGGGCTGATTCTGCTGCTGCGGGATGACGAGCGGCTTGGAGGTCGGCGTCCGTTTAGGCATATCGAGCAGTCGCCGGAAGAACGCCTCGTCATCCTCGGTCGGCACCATGCCTTTCGCGCCCACGAGTTCGGCCCAGCTGTTGATGACCTGCAGGATGTGCTCGCGTGAGGCGGGCTTGAAGCCGAAGCACGGATAGTCCCCGTCTCCGAAGTTCTGCTCCCCC